TTCCTCGTCTGCATACCCGTCTTCGGCTCTTGTGCGTTGATGCTGTTCAGTACAGCAGCATCTTCAAATGTTACAAACTTCTGTCCGTCTTTCTCCGCAAGTGGTCTGACTTCTTCTGCCCTCTTATAGAGGTCTGCCATTTCCTTAATGCCCATAATCGTGTCCTCTCTTTCTTTATGCTCCCCTATGTATGTAACTGCTCAAGTTGGTCATTTTCGTTGTGGATGTTGTCGGACAGCATCGCTGCGAAGTCTTCGAACAACCTCTGCGCCCAAGGCTGAATTTCCTTTGAGCCATCTTGACCATCTATTCGCATTGCGTTGAGCAGAGACATCATATTGACCACCTTTGTCCTCATGGTGTTCTCATCTTCTCTCTGCTCCATCTCGTACTTGTTGAAGTAAACCTTCTCAAAGCCGAGCTTTTGACTGATAAAACTACTGAACTGCTCGGAATATCTCTCACGGAGCGGAACAATACTGTTGGTCATTGCCGTGTCCAGGATTGATCTCATGGACACATTACCGCTGACACCGCCTAACTCCATCAGAGACGGTGACATTCCGAAATCCTGTGCAAGCACCAAAGTGTCATTCTTTATCCAAGTGAAAAATTCCGTTGCTTTGGTGACTCTTTCGAGATGGTCTATATCCTTGTCAAATGCGTTCGACAGTACGATGACCGAATCGCTTGAACTGTTCTTGATCTGATTCGCTACACGTTTCGCCTCAAGAAGTATCTGCTCCTTGTTTTTAAGCTGTCCGGCAAGTGCGCCCTGAAGTACATTGGCTGTTGAGGCATCTGTGCTATCGTCACCGCCCAAAAGTCCGTCTTTCGGTCTGATGATGATACGACCCGGCCCATCGTAGCGAATATCGTAGTTCAGACGCTCGTAGACAGCCGTTAAGAGGTCAAGCCTTGCTTCGTCTGCCAACAGAGGCGAATGTCCATAAGGAAGCGATGTATCGTTCCTGATGACCATAAACTCCATTGTATCGAGGAGTATCAAATCCTGATCTTCGAGGTCTCTGATGAAATCTTCGTACTCGTTGTACTTCTCAAACTCGAACTTGACAGGTGGTACACGCTTTCCGTCCTTCTTTATCAGATAGCCGAGAACCGTTTTGATGCCGTTTCTCGTTATGGTCAGAACTTTGTAAGTTCCCCACTTGTACTGATAAAGGTCTCCGTTCAGCCAACGAAGACCACACGCACCGTGCGTGATAGCCATTCCGACCGCATTACGAAGAACATCTTTGTTCAGCGTCTGCTCTGAATTTTTCCTATACAGGAACTTATTCAGAACTTCATCGTCATTGATGCTTCCCGTGGTCAGACCGTTACTGAAGATGTAGTTCAGAGTCTGTGTGAGTACATAGTCAGCACCCGGAAGTATCTGCATATACTCATCGACCTTCTCAAGTCCCGGTCTCCACTTACGCTTCGGAAGACTCCCTATGTCGTTGCATTGGTTACACTCAAGCATCGACTCAAGAATCTCGTCTATCTTGCGTCTTTCCTCATCATTCAGTTCTTCGTATCGTAAAATCTTCTGTTCTTCTGCCATGTAAGTACCTATGTGATAGCAAAGGCGGTGTTCTCGTAAAACAGCACTACTGCGTGAATAGACAAAAGCACCGAGTCGAACTCGTCAGGTGAACGACCTATCATCGCCTTTATCTCCTCTTTCGGTCTTATCTGTATCTTCCCACTTGCCTTACGCTCCGATGTGATGTACGGCAGAGTGTCTTTTATCAAATCCCTTACCTCTTCCGAGACCATCAGAACTCTGTTGTCCGACAAATCCTGGAAGTCAAGGTGCATTTCTGCTCTTTTGTTGCTTGCATTGGTCGCAGAGTATTCCTTGTTCCTTACTCTCTGCTTCGTAGGTGCTGAACCGAAGTTGATGCCCATAACATTGATGTGCTTGTCTCTTAACCCCTCGGTCAGCCAAACGCCCCATCCAACGTCTATACAAGCGAGTGCGACTTCATATTGTCGTGCGATCCTCGCAATCTGATTTATGATGTCTTTAGGTGTCTTGCCCTCTATCCAATGCTTCTTTTTTATCTTTATGGTCTTCTCTACCCAAATCTTGTTGTTTCCGGCAGCTGTTATAGTGACCTCGATGTTGTCCTTGCCCTTATAGGCAGAGTCAACACCCATAAAGTATTGGATGTAATCGCCCTGGACGGGTGCTTGGTACACATCGGGCATCGTCATCATGCCCTCGCCATCGCTGTCGAGTACACACAGCAGATACCGCCTCAAGGTGCTTCTATGTTTTGCAAAGGTGCTGTGGAAAACCTTCTCTTTGGTCAGACGCTCTTCCTCAACTGCGGTGAGTGCGTCCATCCAAATGATGATTTCATGTTTACCGAGTTCTTCTGTCGGTTTCGTAAGTTCCGAATAGAAGAATCCCGGTTGGTGAGGGTTACTTATCATCGCCCTTATGTAGTTGCGTCCGTCTACCCTCGCAAACTCGGCACGTCCAAGTTCAGCAAATGACTCCTCGCTGATAAGTGCTGCCTCGTCTATGAGGTAGTTGCCCGGTTTACCGACAACCTTGTTCTGTGCGATGTTCTCATCGTAGGTATCACCCGTAGTGATAGGCTCGATGAAACCGCCATTAGAGAACGCAATCTTCTGCTTCGACAGCGAAGTGGTCAGACGCTCAATCTGATCTTTCTTGTTCAGAAGAGCGTTCTTGACTTCGGGTGCGATGTTCTGAAGAGATGAGCCGACATGACCCATAATCATCTTCGTGCCGTCCTGTGTGGCTGCTACTACATAAGACGGTTCACCCTTGTAAGCCATGATGTTGCCTATGCGTCCAAACAGCCAGGACTTTCCGTAAGCTGATGGACTTACGACAGTTACCTTGTCGTAATCTCCTGACAGCACCGCTCCAGCTATAAGACTCTGCGTGTAGTAGGTCTTTTCACCGTAATACTTCGCTATCTCTACGAAGCCAATCTTCGCAAGGCGGTCAGCTTCCTTTTTAGAGCAGGTAAGCCTCTTGTAATGGCTTGGGATACGCCCTCTGCCTACCCATTTAGGTAGGTCAAAGGACTGTTGCTCGAAAAGAGCCTCAAGTTCCTTGTTATTCGCCATTAGGGTCGAACTCTTCTACCAATTCCTTGAGTTTCTTCTCTTTTTCCTCAAGAGAGAGTTCGATAACTGCGCCCTCGAACGCTACGGCTTGCTTCGTAGAAAACTCGTCAGCTGCCTTGCGCTCCAAGTACCAACGTGCGGTCTTGACGTTTTCCTTGTCGCTCCTGTCACGCAGAGTCTTCGCTATAGTCAGCTTTGCACTCGACAGAAGGTCACTCAAAAGATTTGCACGGAGTTCTCCCACTTCCGGGTAGTCCTTGCACATCTGACGGATCGCTTCAGCGGATATTTCCTCGCCTGTCAGCTTTTCAATACGAAAAGACGCTTCCCTGTCCGATAACCCATTCTCCCAAGCCTCAATGAGTACCGCCCAAGCAGCGTCTGTCATTTCTTTCGGTTTTTTATTCGTAAATCTTGCTGACATTCCAAAAACCTCTCTCAAATAAAACAAGAGTTCCCTTCACTTGCCCATATATACAACTTTTGTCAATTTGTCAAGCGTTTTTCCAAAATTTCTTGAATTGACCCTATATTTTTTTGAGTTTTCGGCAAAAAACCGCAAAATATTGACCGCTTTGACCTAACCCACCCCATATCTTGTTTTAGTGTATAACCATACGGTTATAACTGCATAACTGAATGGTTATGAACAAGTTCAGAAATTCCCTTGACAAACGGCAAAAAAGTGTATATATGAGAACTTGTGAGGGATTAGCCCTCTCTCATAAAAAGCAATATTGATGTATAGCGTCTGCGATCCGTTTTTCGGTAAAGGTAACACCGGGAATCGCACACTTCTTAATAGGAGTGCTGCTCACAACAAGGCGAAGAGCAGCAGTAAAATAATCAAAATACCGCAGTTGAATGTCGGCTTCTCTGAAATGAGATGTCCTAACGTATCTGAAAGAAAAAATACGGGATGGTATTCTGTGACCGTAAACACAGAGGCGAAGGTAGCCAAAGGCACTCGCAGTCTGCTCCCAAGGGTTTGGAAAGGGATAGTTACCATGTAGACAGCGAACCGACAGAGGTCTGTCGTGCCGGAGTTCTTGTTAAATCTTAAATTGCTGATTTTTCAAACTCCCTGATTTTACAGGGAGTTTTTATGTCCAAAATCAAGGAGTCATATATGAAAAACTATTATTACGTTGCACCAATCTACTTCCTCGCTATGCAGTACGCTATCTCCCTCATCAACAGCGGTCTCACTAAAGATCAGGCTACACAGCAAGCTATCGACCGCTTCGCCTACTACGGCAAGCACAACAACAAACGCCTCAAGGACTTCGATAAGAACATCTTCCGAAAACACGTCAACCGCTACCTTAACACTCCCAACGCTTTCCTCGTCCGCAAGTCACCAAAACATCGTTAAATTTTCTACAGACAAGTTTCAAAATTGGGTTTTTTCACAGAAGGGAAAGGGGTGTGGACACATGCCCAGGAATGTTTGCGATTGACCGCACTACGGTTAACAATACAGGTTGACAATTCGATTGTTCAACTATTCCGATAACTATAATTTTCGGAATAGTTACATATATTGTGGTAGTTAGTTGGTTATAACTACAATATATTGTGTTAGTACGGTAAAAATAAAATTAAGTTAACAGATAACAATAACAGTAAACTTATTACAGATCATATTGTATTACATTGTATTACATCGCTAACCTATATAGATATGATACAGTTGTATCGTTTTATTTTAGTTTTAAGACAAGAAAAAACGCCTACAGCCTATTTATCGATATTGACTATCAATCACGCCTACGGTCAAATATAAGCCTCTCAGAGGCACACAATAAATAGTCATATAGGCAATACAATGTATATTTAAATAATCCAGGCAATAAAAAAGACGGCCATATTTCAGGCCGTTTATAATTATGTTTTAATCATGTTTATTAATATGCATAACAGGATATAACCAACTAACAATTGTCTCCAATACGTTATTAATAAACAAAGTATCATAAATGCTATCATGTGCTTTTATCCCCTATTTAATTTGTGCGGACTCTATCCGGGTTTTCTTTGTTGTATTCGATCATACGTTGTTGTGCTATCATTGCAGCGTGCTTTGTTGTATAGTCCCTGGCGTTGGTATAGTCCAATGTATAAAGCACACGCCCGGCGTATAGTGTTCTAATGTAAACATTTACAATTCTATATCCGTTAAAATATCTATAGCCCGTGTGATATCCATTGCAATTTTTTTCAACAAAGTATTCTATTTTGTTTTTTAATTGTGACTGCAGCGATTTTATCTCACATATAATATCATTCAATAGACAAATGTCAGATAACCCGCATATATCGATCATATTATAATATTCGTTTTTGAGTGCTTTTAATTCGTTTATTCTATCCATAGTGTTTTCAATAGTCATGATTATAAGCGTTTTTGGGCTTGTTACGCTAACAAAATATAATTATATAGTTGTGCTTATTTTGTGCCTTGTGCGGGCAATTATAGCCCGTGTGAACGTGTTTAAAAGTTAGTTGGTAAATAATAAACGCTTTTTGTTTTCTCGTTATAAAACACGGTTATTTCAACGTGTGTATAACATTGTTTACGCTTAATAGATTTTATAAAACCACACTTATTAATCTTTTTGCTTATAACGTCATTTGAAAGTGATTCATAGACATTTTTTGCGTTGGTTTCAATGTATACCGTGTCCCAGGAATTATTGTTTTTAATGTATGCTATTCTTTTAATTTTCATTGTTATATACGGTTTTTGTAGTGATACCGTAAAACACTACTACTTGCAG